ATGGGGTTGATTCCCCCCGACGTCCCGTTCGCCGAGCTGCGATGGCTGGGCCAGGAACGCATCATGGATGCGGCCTGGACGCAGGTCCATTACCTTAACATGAGCAGTGCTACTGCTGTGGCTGAGGGTGCAGACGACGAGTGGGCGGGGTGTGAGCGCAAGTTCGTGGCAGTGGCCACGGCGTCTGCCTTGACGTGCGGTTTAATGCTGAAATCGCGAACTGAGGAAATGCTCCACCGGGGCCCGCTGACGTATGTCGGGGCCAAGGTGAGACGCTGGATCGGAAAGTTGTCGATCCGAAAGGTGCCGGAAGCAGAGAAGCTCCGTGCAGCGGCCAGGAAGCTCACGATCGGAGCACCTGTGCCGGGTGAGGGCGTGAACCACGGGCACCCGCATATTGCGGGGGTCCGCCGACGTGTCCTCACTGACCTGGATGAGTGGCGTAAGAGTAATAACATCACGCTCTTCGACACGTCGTCTGACTCTCGAACCCGCCGGCTTGGGTGGCCAGGAGTGCGCGATGCGCACTGGCTGACCGATGTGCTGGCGGGGGATCCTGGAGACGTCCCCAATGTAAAAGACTGGGGGTTCTTCCAGGACAGCGTCAACTACATCCGCAATCTCGCGGACTATGGCGCTCGGAACTTTGTTCTGAGCAGCTTCGTCCCGAGCAAGCTGGCGTATGCTGATGCCGAGCGGTCTTACTGGCACACTGCCCCAACGTGTGTCGTGACGCGTGTGGCTGGCGGGGCGCGGTACGAGGAGGAGGTCTTTGACTTCTCCTACGACCGCATCTTGTTGGCCCCTTCAAACTGGTGGACTGCAGTGCTGACTGGGAAGTATGGCTGGATCGTCAGCCTAACAACAATTCCGGTACCAGGGGACACCGAGCGCCAGGTGGTCGTGGGCGTTGTGGAGGCCATTGTGAAAGTTCCGTTGTGGTTTGTTCGCAGAGTCATCTGCGACATTGAGATTCCGCACGGGCTGCAGCGGCCACGCAACGTCTGTCAGGAGGGTGGTTACCTCCTGATGCGCACCCGCGTTGACGGGGTGGATTGGGTCTCGGTTAAATCCGCGACATCGACCATCCCGAAAAGCGTTGAGGTTCGCGCCGACGTGCTGGAACGGTGGAAGGAGCTACAGCTCCGGAGTGACGAAGGCCTGTATAAGGCATCGGTCGCGACGCTGTTTAGGGAGTACAAGGGGTATGTTGAGAAGGATCCGTTCCTCCTCGATATGCTCTGCGGCTACCTCAACGTCAAGGCCGTGCCTGAGTTTGTGGCATTGAACTACACCCCTGTGCGGCACGACGGTGCCCACGAGTGTGTGGCGAAAGCCCGACTCGCAGCCGCCCCGCTGATTGAGCCTGGTGGCGCACCAACGTTTGGCCGTGAGGCCGACGAGCAGTGCGTCGCCATGCGGATTGATGCGGTGGCGAATCTGCAAGCAGACGTCCCGAAAGATGTCAAGGCCGCTTTGCGCCTGGTCCCACGCCTTTTAGTGTGGAAGCCAGGTCAGCTGGTGGCTAAGTCAATCGATCGTGTGATTGCCGACGCACGTACGGAGAACCAGCGGCGAAAGTGGCAGCGTGCCGCTACGCTGGTTGACCCGGATTACCAACCATTCCGGGTGAAGCCCTTCCAAAAGCGGGAGGCGTATGAGAAGCAGGGTGCAGATCCACGCAACATCTCCGACTGTCCGGCAGGGCATGCCGTCGGTTTGGGGTGTTACACAGCTCCCTTGCTGGACTCTTTCATGACGAGCAAACATATTCTTGTCGGGTGCAACTCCACTGCTGTGGGGTGGCGCTTGCGCGAGATGTGCGAGCTTGATGAGATCGAGTCCGGCAGGAAGTATACCTTCGAGGAGATTAACAAACTCCCGTGGGTTGTGTTCGGGGACGATGGCGCGTTCAGAATGTCTGGCCAGTGGTGGCAGACGGACTTCACGCGCCTTGACGGGTCACTACCACAGGTGATCCGCGACGTCTTCGATGCGTGTGTGAAGCGCGGCTACTCAGCCGAGGAGGCGACCGCCTGTTGCGCGCTGCTAGCGCGCGAGGTGGACAACTCCGTGGTGACGGGCTCGGGCGTGGAGTACAACTCCGGCTCGTCCGTCTTGTCTGGCAGTAAGAACACCACACTGTTAGGCACCACCGCGAACGTCTGCGTGTTTGTGGTTGCGCTGTTCCTGGGCATACCTTTGCCCGAGGCAGCCAGCTTGCTGGGTATGACGCTAAAACTCGAGCCGTGTGATGGGGTGAGTGTGACGATTCTATCGCGCACCTACCCCAACCCGGCAGAGAGCATTGCGTCGCACGCGTGCGTGCTGCGCTTGCTGCGGAAAGCGGTCATTGTGTACAAGGGGCAAGAGCTCTCGGACAAGGTCTACGGATACTTGGCTACCGAGGCACATGTCCCCCTGGTAAGCACATGGCTGCGGACTGTGGCACGCGTGTACAAACTGCGTGCGCCCGGCACGTCACCGCGTGCGGTGGCCGCAATGTGGGAACGCGATCGCGATATGGCATACCGCCTCTCCGAAGCCGCCACTCCACTTAAGCTCCGCGCTGACGAGCGCGAGATGCTGGTTGCGAGTGTTGCGCATGAGCTGGGGATCTCACCCGAGGACCTCCAGCTGCTGACGACCAAGCTCTCCAAGGTCGACAGCATCGCCGGGCTGCAGCGCTGCATGCTGGACCATGTTCCAGCCGCTGCATGCCCAGAAGGCGTGGATCGGGAATAGCACCGTGTGTGGTCGGTGCGGCAACCATATTGGATGCAAGGGTTTGTGTTACACCTGAGTTGTTTTAACTGTTTCCATGGTAAAGAAGACGAAAGGACTGAAGATGACCCCTCGGCCGGCGACGGCCCAGGTGGTGGTCAGGAAGCCCAAAGCCCCTAAGGCCCGCAAGGCCCAGGCCATCCCGCGCATGTACATGGGCGAGGAGTGCCGCACGTATCTGGCGGCGCTAACCCACCCCTTCTCTGAGGAGGCGGTGGGCGCGCGCATTCCAGAGCCGTACGCGACACCGACCGTCCCGTACAAGATGACGCTACCCGTTCAGGTCACGACCAGTGCTACTGGTGTGTTTGACCTTGTGGTGGCGCCACATGTGCTGGCTACGGCCTGGTCAACCTTTAGCGGTGCCCTGACGGGCGGGTACGCTCCGACCGTGGCTTCAGCGGACGCGACTTTCACGAGTAGCGTTTACGCTGGCTACGGCATTGCGTGTGGCAACCAGAATGACCTGTCTGTCAAGTGCCTTAACTATCGCATCGTTGCGATGGGGGTGCGCATCAAGCCGAACACCTCGTTCACCAATACCTCCGGCCGGATTTACGGCGCCGTGGTACCTGCTCCTGAGCAGTTTCCCGGCCTCGTGTCCAGCGGCGGCACGGTGGCGAGTGTTTGGACGGCTTTGGACGTGCCCTTGGCAGCAGATGGACACATCAGTGGCCAAGTAGTCAACTTGCCTGACGGTTTTGAACTGCAAACCAGCGAACTTCTGGCCAACGGGGGGTACGAGATTACCTTCCGGCCGACTGGTGCTTCGTGCACCAGTTTCCGCAGTCCCAATGTCAACGGGTCCACCGAGGGCCTGGCCACGTACACGGCGACCGTGGGCGTGGCGGCGACTGTTGACGCGTCATACTACGACATGTCTGGTAACTCAATGTTGCTGTTGCGGGGTGAGGGCCTTCAGGCCAGCACCGCCGCCATCACCGCTGAGATCATCATGCACATCGAAGGGACGCCGAACATTGCCGCCTCCACTTCCACGGCCCTACAGCCGATGCCGCAGCGGCCGGCTCGGGCTTCTGCCGACGAGGTGTTCCAGGTTATCCGTCAGGCCGCCGCTCTGCCAGTCGGGGCGCCCGTCGTCGATAAGATGATGGGCGCCCTCCAACTGGCGGGCAAGGCCGTCAGCGGACTTCGCGACCGCGCGAAGAATTTCCTCGGCCCCACGACTTACGGACTTGCAGAGAAGGTGCTCGGGATCGCAGTTCCCGCACTTGGACGGTTCATGTAGCCATGCTATGGCTGGACTCAGAAAATACACACACCAAAAACACCAAAAAGATTGCCGCACCCCACAGGGTGCGATCATGGCGAAATTCCGCGTGCAGCGGAGCCCCGCCGTGATTTTAACAACATAGGGGGG